ACTCAGAGAAGTTAAAAGAAATTATTAGTTGGATACAAAAAGAAAAACGTGTATCTAAAAGTGAAATTATGAAGAGATTAGGTTGGGGAGTAGGTATCAAGTGGACTCAATATCGTGCCACACTATTGACTCATCCTAACATTTATGATATATTATCAAAAGATCCTGTGTATTGTTGGGTCGATTAATTGAAATGGAGTTTATATTATGTCAGATTTTTTATGGGTTGAAAAGTATCGACCTAAAAAGATTAATGATTGTATTTTAAGTGATGATTTAAAAAATACTTTCAAAGAGTTTCTTAATAAAAAAGAAATACCTAATCTATTATTATCAGGCACAGCAGGTACAGGTAAGACTACTGTTGCTCGTGCTTTATGTGAAGAGTTAGGCAGTGATTACATAATCATCAACGGTTCAGATGAAGGCAGACAGATTGATACACTTAGAAGTAAAATCAAAAACTTTGCCGCTACTGTATCTCTAACAGAAAAAGCAAATCATAAAGTTGTAATTATAGATGAGGCAGATTATATGAATGCTGATAGTGTTCAACCTGCTCTAAGAAACTTTATTGAGTCTTTCTATAATAATTGTAGATTTATATTTACTTGTAATTATAAAAATAAAATAATACCTGCTTTACATAGTCGTTGTACAGTTATTGATTTTAAAATAGTAAACGGTCAAAAAGTAAAAACTGCTACAGCTTTCTTAAATAGAATAGGTAAGATTTTAAAAGATGAGAATATAGAGTTTGATAAAAAAGTCTTAGCAGAATTAATACAGAAATATTATCCAGATTTTAGAAGAACAATAAACGAGTTACAAAGATATGCTGTAAGAGGTAAGATAGACAGTGGTATTTTGTTTAGTTTATCTGAGGTAAATCATAAAGAATTAATTAAGACTTTGAAAGAAAAACGTTTTAATGATATGAGAAAATGGGTTGTACAAAACCTAGATAAAGAGCCATCACATTTATTTAGAACCATTTATGATGTATTATATAAAGAATTAGATCCTAAGGCAGTACCACAAGCAATATTAATTATTGCTGGGTATCAATACAAAGCTGCCTTTGTCGCTGACCAAGAGATTAATATGGTAGCTTGTTTAACTGAAATAATGGCTAGTTGTAAATTTAAATGATAGATAAAGATGTAATAAATGAAATGAAAGAGTTACAACCCTTTCATACAGAGGATTTAATAAAAGATTTATACTCTTGGCAAGAGTTTGAACAATTAATTAATTTAAGACCATTTGTCAACAGTAAAAGATTTCATATTATTACAGATAAGATATTTAATTGGCAATCTAGTTTTTGGGCGTCTGATAAATTTTCATATCCTATTGATGTAGTTGTAGAAGAAACACAAAATAATATGGCATATTTAAGTGATTGTAGTAGAGTTAGTAAAAAGATTAATGCTGTTTGTGAGTGGTTAGAGTATAGATTAAAAATGCCAACAGACGCACATATATATTTTTCATTAAATAAAGAAAACAAATCATTTAATAAAAATAAAGATGAAGCACATAATCTTATTGTACAAATAGAAGGTCAAACTAGATTTAAAATATATAACTTAGAAGATAAATTAATAATTGATAAAGTGCTAAATAAGAATGACGCTGTGTTTATACCTAAGGGTTATGCTCATCAAGCAGAATCATTAAGTAAAAGATTATCTATTAGTTTTCCTATGAAACCTGGCGATAGTAAACAAGAAGAATTTGAAAGTAGAAAATGGATAGAGTTCAAAGAATAGAATATTGGCACTGGTCAGCTGGTGAAATCTTTTCAACAGATGATATAAAACAACTTCATAGTGTTATTAAAATTAATTTAAACAAAGATATAAAAGACTTGCCTGCTAGTGGTGTATTAAAAACTTCTAAAGTAGATTTTGTTTCATATAAACCATTACGACCATACTTGAATAATTTAGAACAAAGAATTAGATGGTGTAACAATGAACACTTTGGTTATAATTTACACTCATTTACAGACTTTGATACAATACATCTAAATACATATAATTCATCTAATACAGGCGAGTATGGTTGGCATAGTGATACAGCAGATGGTGATAAACCTTGGGATATAAAATTTACAGTATTAATAAACGTATCACAAAATTTATACACAGGCGGTGATTTTCAATTTATGTTAAACGGCGAAAGAGACGTGCCTGAGTTAAACAATTGTGGTGATGTGATTATGTTTAGATCACACATACAACATAGAGTAAAACCTATGATATTAGGTGAAAGACAAACACTAACTTTATTTGTGATAGGACCTAAATTTCAATGAGTTATGAATTAAAAGATTATCTAAACGCAATCAACTTTACAAAAGTAAATCTGTTAGATACAGATGATGAAACATGGACAAAGAAATATCCACCTTATGTAATTAACAAATGTTTATCTATGTTCTATGATTGTATTGCTCAAGCAAACGAAATGAATGGCTATCACTTCTTAGACAAAAAAGTTCAGTTTCACTTTTACATAAATAGTATCAGAAAAAGAAAGCGATTTGGCGGTAAGTGGTTATCACAAACCAAATTGAAAGATATTGAGTATGTAAAAGAGTATTATGGTTACAGTAATGAAAAAGCAAAACAGGCTCTCAACATACTAACGAAGGAACAAATTGAAGTAATTAAAGAGTCCCTTAAAAAGGGTGGGAGAACAAAATGAGTGAAGAGATACAATGGTCGCCTGAGAGTATGTTAGAGGTAACAATCAAACAACCAGACGACTTCTTAAAAATTAGAGAGACACTTACCAGAATAGGTGTCGCCAGTAGAAAAGATAAGACACTATATCAATCGTGTCACATATTACACAAACAAGGTAAATACTTTATAACACATTTTAAAGAGTTGTTTGCCTTAGATGGTAAAAAATCAACATTAGTGATTAATGATATTCAAAGACGAAACACTATAGCGATATTATTACAAGATTGGAATTTAATAGACATAGTTGACAAATCTAAAATAGAAGATAAAGCACCTTTATCACAAATAAAAGTATTACCTTTTAAAGAAAAGAAAGATTGGACTTTATCAGCAAAATATAATATTGGTAAGAAAGTAGAGACTAAAGAAGAAGTTAAAGATGAGAAGTAAATGGAAGTTTCTAAATTTAAAGAGTTTATTACCGAAGATAGAAGTATAGATAGAAAAGATAAATCTATTACTGTCGCTATCATTACAATAGCAGATTCAAAAGATCCTAAAGAAAATACAACTGCTGATCTTATAACTAAAACGTGTAAGAAAAAAGGCATTAAGTGTATTATTGTAAACACTAAATCTACAATTATAACAGATAAAAACGAAGATAAAAATACTTTAACTGTTTATAATTATGATGGTAAAAATAGTGAACATACTTTTGTAGGTAAAGATACAGTTTGTTTTACAAGAGGCGGTGCTTTAGAAGATGAAGCAGGATTATCTTTAATATCATCATTTCAAAACTCACAGGCATTTATGTTAAACACAAGAGCAGCTATGCTTACTTGTGATAATAAATTAACAACTGCTTTATTATTTGAAAAGTTTGGGTTACCTACACCTAAAACAGCTTTTGTTTCTAACGAAAACAATATTAAAACTGCTTTAGATAAGATAGGTGGTAAGTTTCCTGTGATAATGAAAACACTTACAGGCACACAAGGTGTAGGTGTAATTAAGATTGAAAGTTATGAAGGTCTTGTAGCAACTTTACAAGCGATGTGGAAACTTGAAGCAGAAGTATTAATACAAGAATATATGCCATCTAAGTTTGATGTAAGAACAGTTGTGGTAGATAACAAAATTTTTGCTAGTACAAAAAGAGTACATAGTAGTTATGATTTTAGATCAAATACTCATAGAGGGGCAGAAGCAGAACCTTATACTATAAATGATGAAGAAAGAGAATTAATATTAAAAGCAGCCAGAGTTTCTAAAGCATATTATGTAGGTGTAGATCATATTATATTCAATAATCAACCTTACATATTAGAAATCAATGGTAGTCCTGGTTCAGGTGCTGACTATGAAGGTTATAGTTATGAAGATTATTACTCAGACGCAAAACCATCAGGCAGAATAGACGGTGAAAAAATCATAGAAAATTTAATTGAATACATTTCAGAAAGAAAAAATTGGGATAGACAGTCACTAATTGAAACAGGTTGGCTAGAAACTGTTGATATTGAAAGTGTTGATAAAGTAAGAGCTAAATTTGACACAGGTAATGGTGCTGTCGCATGTGCCTTACACGCAGACGAAATATTAGAAGATAAAAAGATTGTCAAATGGAAGTATAACGGTAAAACTTACAGTAGACCTAAACACGGTGTCAGTAGAATCTTTAGAGCAAATGCTGAGGGTGAAGAGCCGTCAGAAATAAGACCTACTGTATTATTAGATTTAACATTTAATGGTGTAACATATAAAGATGTTGAGAT